AACACCAGTGTTGTTACATCAAGTCCCGTGTTTGCTAGCGCACACTGGGTGATATGTTGTTTACCAGCATTAGTAAGAATGCCGGTTACCTGTTGTTCAGACATAGAAACTTACTCCGTTGCAGTACTAATGCTGCTTTCTTTACTTAAAAATCCATAAACGGGCTGCAGTGTCAGTGGATGCTCAACCAGTGTTTTCAGTGGCATTAACGGCACTTTTTGTACATGGTATTGCACATCAATCCAACTTGGCGCTAAGCCACAATCAGCAAAACTGTGTACCGTAAATTCATAACGTCTGCAGGCGCGTCCATAGAGCTGGATTAATTCGGGCATCAGTTCACCGTATTTCGAGACAGTATGACTGCTAAAGTCGATTGCAATAATGTCCCAATCACGATTATCAATCCGTTCACTGACTTTGATGACATCGATACCAAGACGATTAAAGATAGCTTCAATCGTCGCTATCTCACCCGCATCGATTGTATTAACCAGTGCATGCTGGACCCGTTTTCTAAAAAACTCAGTCGGCTCGTTTGCCAGTCTTTCAGTCAAACGTTCCCAGGCTAACAATCCTAAAAATGGCTCTGCACTTTGCTGCTCATCTTTTTGTGCAACCGCCCACATCACCCAGTCTTTGGTATTGTGCCAATATTGCTGCGCGGCTTTCATTAACTGCTCGGCATGGCCCTTGTTTAACCAGGTAGCAATCTCTGGTTGTGATGGCGGAGCGCTTTGCTGAAATCTATCCATGCTGCACAACCAAGTGCGTAAGTGCCGGTAGCCATAAACCCGTTTTAATATCACCACAATCAAAATCGATACTGCGCAGTGCAGGGAATTGATTATGTAACTGCGCTTGTAACTGGCTCATGCTAAATAACGAATTTGGCCGCGTTCGTGTCGGTTGATACGCATCGTTTAACCGAAACGCTGCCTGGATAAAGGTTTTTATATCCACGCCAATATCGATGCTATTTGCATGTAATGAATACGTAGCCGTTATTACCTGCTCATGTGTCGGCATCGCGTATACTTTAAAATCATCACCGTGGCCATGATGGCCATCATCACGAATATGCTGATTTATTACTTTTAATAAACCAGTCGATACTTGCCCAACATTAAGGTAAATATACGCATTAGCGGTACCAGGGCCACGCGGCGCTTGGTTTACAATTTCAATATTTTCAACTGGTATGGCGAAGTCGCTGATTATCGATTTGTACACAGTATTGATATGCCATTTAGCGGCAGTGCCGAATACATTTCTTATTCTGTTTCGATATGCTTCTGTGCTTTCTTCATTCGCACCAGGGATAAGCAGCCAGTCTTTTTCATTACGAACCGTCACGCCCTCGATTGGGTTAACTAAGCGGTAATAACTGCCTACCGGTAAGTTATACGCCTGCCCAGTACCAACGGCTTGAGCCAACACTTCAATGACCGATTCACCTTCTTTAAATACCACAGCGCTAAGCGTACGTAACTGATATACAGTGCCGCCAATACTGTCACTTTCTACTAAGGCACCTGCAGGTATACTCAATACACCATCGTTATTAGTGCGCGTTAATGTCAGCATGCCTTTGGCCTTAATTGCATCCACAACAAAGACATTACGACTCGGGCCATGAAGCCCGATTAACGCACTGCGACTAGCCGTCATGATAAATAAATCAGGCATCAATATATGGGCAATCCAATCAAGTAAACCAACGACAGGTAAGGTAATTAAAGCTTTAACTGTGCGCCAAAACGGGCTAAACGGACTGCCATTCTCAACAATGATTTGTTGCTCGCTTAATACCTGGTCCCATTGCTGCTTGGCAACCGTCTCATTCACTGGTAACCCAGCATCGGCCATCATCTTTTTAAAATCAGGCACTATGTCCGGTGTTCTATTTTCATTGTTCATGCTACGCCCCTGCCCACTTCATTACGCCGTATTGCTTGGTTTGTGCTTCAATCGATAAGGTTTTATCACTGTTATAGCTAATTAAGATTGTGCCAGGCTTGAGTCTGTCGTCTTGTTCGACTTCGAGTTCTAAATCCGTCAGCACTGGCGCAATACCATTGACGTTACGCTGCTTCACTAACTTCACTAACAAACCACTTTCGATAATGCGGTGCTTAACATCTTGGCCAATGACTTTGGCCGCAGATAATTTGCCAGCACTGAGCGAGGAATTAAACACAAAATCCCCATCGATAATGTTTAAATCAACATGCATATTTATCATTAGCCGGCTAACTCCATTAACAGTTCAAAATCATGGTCAAGGTTGTCGCTTTTCATCACCACGTTATCGATATACACGCGCTTGCTGTTATCGGCGTTGCTATTACTGTTGTTATTCGTGTGTTGTTTGCTTTGCTGAAAATACTGGGTTCGCTGTATACGCGGACTGCTTACCTTAGCCAACTGATGGTTATTTTCTTGATATTGTTGAATACGCGCACTGTGCGCAGTTAATTCATTAAACGCTTGGCTTTCAGAAACAGAGGCTGCACTATTTATCTGACTAGCATTGCTATGCGTGCTGATTAGATTTTTTGCTGCAAATGTTTCACTGTTAAACGCTTGGTTTGCGGCTACAGGCAAGGTCGCTGTAACATGACTAATATCGCGATTGCTCAACTGATTCGCGTTTAATTCAGTCGGTATTGGGCCTGCTGTTTTGGTTATTTCTTCGACCTCAGCCTTCATGGTCATGTCTTTACCATCGATTAAACCCAGTGCTTCAAGCACCCATTTCACATTGTCAATCAGGGCTGTGAATACCAACATGACGCCATCAAATATCTTGATTAAACCTTGGCCCCAACTTGAGTCTTTAAAGGCCGCAACAATAGCATCCCAATAAAAAATAAGTCCCGCAACGGCAGCCACTAACGCCACAACACCTGCGATAACTATCCCAATCGGATTGGCAAGTAATGCAGTATTAAATAACCAAGTCACGCCCTGCGCCGCTAACATAGCGCCACGATACAGACCGATAACCGCAAGATAAGCACCCATCACGGCAATGTTGCCTAAGAACCCCATCACCCGCAGTGCGACTAACCCCATTTGCCATAACTTTGTTGAGATAGCAGCGCCATTAGTAACGACGCTCAACCCAATCAATGCAAAGCGATAGATACCGATTATCATGTTCATGGCGCTAAACGCCATCATTAAGCCAATAACACCAACAGCCGCCGCGCCAAGTACACCCGTTAATGTTGGGAATTCTTGGGTTAGCCATATCACGCCACCTAACATAGCAACCAGCATGTCGACAACCGGTTCAATAATCGGTAACACCGCTTGACCCATCGCCGTTGCTGCGCCATTTAATGAACCGCTAAACCTGTCCCAGGGAGTAGCAATGATATTGGCCATTTCACTGGCCTTAGATGCATCCGTTACACTAGTTAGTTCACTAATACCTTGTTTCAGTTTGGCTGTTTTTGTACTTAATATATCGACAACCCCCGCAGCGTCAGTTGAACCAAATGCTGTATTTAAAATATCGCCTCTGGCAACACTACCGACCCCTGCTAACCTTTGGTTAATACGTTCAAGCACGATATCCATACTCAGCATATCACCCTGGCTATTGGTGAGTTCTATGCCTAGTTTTTTCTGCGCTTTACCAATACCGTCAATGAATGACGCATATTTAGTGCCGGCTTCGGAACCTGACTTAAGCACCAGCTGCAGTTCGCCCAGCACCGCAAATTGTTCTGCGGCATCTATACCTCGATTCGTCGCTTTTGCGCCTAATGAACTAAAAGCCGACTCCATTTCTGCGCCGGTGGTTTTGTACATTTGCACGGCTTTCGCAGTTTGCCCTGCAATCTGATTCACCCAGTCGGACTTGCCCATTTTATTGGCGGTTTTTTCAAAGATGCCGTACATGGCCCCCATATAACTGGTGATAGTGCTGGCGTCCGCTTTCGTGGCAACCGCTAATACATTGGATGCCTTGGTAAAGGAGGCAAGTTCATCACCGGTTAGCCCGGATATGGCAGACTGAATATCGTAAGCACTGCGCACGAACTCTGCTGAGTTACCGCCAAACTGTGTGGTAAACTCAAACGCGGTTTTAGTTAATTTGGTTAAATCTTCGTTGGCCACGCCCAGTGTTTGTACTTCACCAAGCGCAGCAACATGATCAATAGCCGGTGACAAACTGCTGACCAGCGCAATAGCACCGCCTGCAGTCCCCATAAAACCGCTCATCATTTGGTTTTGAGCACTGGCCGTTTGGGCGCTAAGTTGGTTTATCTTGTCCATGATCTTATTCACTGGCCCTGTTGCTTTATCAACAACGCCAATGGTGTACATGAGTTTTTCCAACTTGCTTAATGCGCTCATTCGTTCCCCTCACCAGTGACTTAACCACTATCTAACGCCATGCAAATACCATTGTTGATGGCGATTTGCTGCTTTTCTTGATTATCGTTTTCCAAAAACAGTGCCTGGGCTAAACTATCTTCAGTGGCTGCGCTGTGTGGTAGCCATTTTTGCTGATAGGCGAGCAACTGATCTAAACGGTTTCTGCTTATCTCTTTTGCTCGCTGTTCTATTTTTTTACGGTAATGTTGAATTCCGGTTGATACTCTTCAACCACACTGCCGACTAAATGCAGCGCTGCACCCGGGAGAGCTAACATTTCTTTCAATGTTGATTTGCACTCGTTATCAACCACCGTCATTAAGAAGTTGGTCGCGGGCTGAATTTTATTAACCTGGTTACTTTGGTTTAAAAACTTGTTGTAAGCCGTTACGTT